TATTCAATATTGAGCTTTTGCACGATTGATTTAACATTTAGCTTTAATGTGAGGCCGCCGCCTTGCGTAACCTCACATAAGCCAGTAAATAAACCAACTACACCGATGATTTTATAGCTATCGTCAAAGAATGCTCGGCGTAGCGTCATCTCAGCGCCGTCAAATCCGCCATTATGAGCCACGGCCATAATAGGGACGCCGCCTATTGTATCCTGTTCATTTGTCGAAATACTAACAGTCATCTTGTCAACGCTTACAGTGCTGTTTGTGGTGATCTTATCCCTTACGATAATGGGCCCGTTACTCTTATAGACTTGGCCGTTATAAGAAACGTCCGCGTCTGAATCGGCCCAATAGTAAGAAACACCACTGCGCAAGCGCAACTCGTATAGGTCGCAACTTACGAAATACTTATCATTGTTTAGGTGCTGCCTTAGCGCCTCGTTTACCGCTTTCATGATTGCCCCCTATCGAGTTGTAACTAATTTGAATGTTTTTGATTTATAAACGTCGGTGAAAATATACTCGGCTGTCATGTCGCCGCTAAACCGCACTAACCAATAGTAGGTATAATCTGCGGTTATAACTGCGTTCGGCGCTACTGTTTGACCTTGCGCCAGCTTTATAACACCTTTATCACTAACTGCGCGAATCGGCGTACCATTTGCGTATAGTTTCAAATCCTCAACATGATAAACAGGCTCGAGGAAGTCGCCGAATTTTCTAACGGCTTGCCATGAACCCTCTGAGCCTGTGCCGAGTTGTATGCCTTTTTCTTGGTTATCCTCGGGGTCTAACCATAAGAAAGGAATTGTACCGCCTTTTGTTTTGGAATAGAACCCCATGAGTTCCTTATATTCCGCTGGCTTAAGCACCTCGAAATCTGTCGAAATCGTATACTGCGGATATTTCCACGTTGTCATGGTCCGCACCTTACCCGAGCCAGTTGTCTTGATTTTAGTATCCCATTTTTGTATTTTTTGAGATTTCCACCCCAATGAAATAATCTTAGGGAATTTCAATAAATCTGCCATGTTACCACGTCCCCGCTGTTGCTATGAATTCCCTGTCTTGATTTACAAGGAATTGACGTAAGGCTCTGCCGCCTCGACTTTCAAGGAACCCGCCAAAGCTTTCGGCGTCAATCGCATTAATATTGATAGTAGCGCCGCCAGTACCTGCACCACCATTTGCGCGGTTGATTCCGTCGCCTAATCGGTCGAATACTGTATCAGATAAAGGCAATACAGCCTCTTCATATTTACCCTCACCAATTTGTGCAAGGGTAGCGCCATAGGTAAGTCCGCCCTCGGCCAATTTTGGCATGCTTTTTGCGCTAAACATAGAGCTAAAATTTCCGCCGTCTTTGAGCGAACCGCCAAGATTGCCAACGCTACTCAATGCCGTGGCCTGTGCTATGCCTGCCGCCGTGTTACTACTCCATGCAGCCATGCCAGCAATAGAGCTTGCGCCAAACGTTGCCATACTAACCTGTTGAGCTAGTTGAGACCATGCAGGGAGTTGAGCCTGTGCCGCTGCTACACTTGCCGCCGTTTGTTGCGATTGTAGCATTTTACCGAGTACGGCTTGCTTAACCTGTGCCGCTATCCATTGAGCCAAACTATCGGCGATTGTTTTCAATATAGCTTTACCCATATTTTGGAAAGCCTGCGTGATCGTCATTGTGCCTTGCAAAAGTCCAGAAATCCCCTCTTGCAACTTATCGATACCAGCACTTGCAGCGTCCCATATTAACTGTTGGCTGTTGAAATGGCTGTTCATTACTGCGTCTTGATATTCTGTAAGTAGTTCTTTCTTAAGGTCATAGCTTTGTTGGGTCGCTACATATTCATCGTCAAGCGCTTGCTGCAACGCCTCGAAATTCTGCGTCCGCATAGCCTCATCGATAGCCCATTTTTCCTCTTGCAATTCGCGATGATATTGTAAGGCTTTATCGTTGTATTCCTTTTGTTTCGCCAATAACTCAGCATTTTTCATCTCTTCAAACGAAATAGTGCCGTCATCATGGTCCTTGAATATAACGCCCTTTTCTTTTAACGTGTCAATATAATGCTGTTGCTGCATTTTATCCATTTTCACGAAATCATCGTTCATTTTAGCGTATTTGTCAGTGATTTCATCAATTGCGTCGGCATAATCTTTTTTGAGTTGCGTCATAGGGGATACGCTACCCGTAGAATCCTTGGGCGCTATGTTGAAATTAAAATCCTTGACGTAATCGCGTACAGATCGCTCAATTTCTAGTAGCTTTTGAGCCTCTTCCTGCTTGGCTTTTATGCGCTTGTCTGAGTATACCGCCTCTAGGTTGGCTAAATCCTCATTATAATTGACATTTGCGGCTTTTGATTTGTTGAGTTCTTCAAGTTCGTTCTTGTATTCGAGTTGTACAAGTTCTTGCTTGTTTCCTAACATTTCGAGATAAGACTGTAGTATTTTCTCATGCGTTTGTTTGGCCTCTTTGACAAGTTCATCTTGTTTACTCGAACCACCGCCGCCACCGCTGCCGCCACTTCCGCCACCACTACCGCCGCCAGCGTCATAATCAGCACCACCGCCGCCACCGCCAACGTCTAAATCACCACCGCCACCAGATAAGCCTTGTGTGATTTGCGACGCCATATTTACGCCGCCGTTTACGATTTCCTGCGCCGTGTCAGCGCTGATAGTATCAACCTGTTGTATTGCAGTAAATGTAGTGCCAAAGAATTTAGCAACCTTGTCGCCTACGCTATTAAGCTTGTTAATAAGCCAATTAAGTGCCTCAATAATCTTATTCACACCCCAAACGGCCGTATGAACGATTGTAGAAAATACTGAGGCCAACGTATTGCCGAATCCATTAGAGGCCGCTGCTGCTGTTGCAAATACAGTTACGAGCGTCATAATTACGGATATTAATATCCCGATTGGATTGGCTCTCATCACTAAATTAAGCACCCGCTGCGCTGTTGCTGCTGCTAGTGTGCTGCCACGCAATGCCAAGAATAAGGATTTTAATACAGTAGTCCCCATTGTTAGAGCCCCAACTGTCAATATAGTGCCTTGAATTGCCACTCTGACCGCCGTCATTGCCACGCCGTAGGCTCTAGTCGCTACTGCTGAGGCTAATTGTGCCGTTTTCAATGCTACTGTCTTAACTGTCAATGCTGCCGTCTGAGTGCCGCATAATGCCATAGCCGCCCTATATGTAGTGAAAGCCACTACAACGGCCAATACAGCTGCGCTAACCCTTGGCATGGTAGTGATAAATAAGCTTGTAAAGCTGCGTATCGTTTGGCTTATTACTGTTACGATTGTTTTAAGCCCATTAAATGAGGCGCCTATAATACCAATCGAGGCCGAGGCTGTAGCAGCCATAGCACGAATTGCAACGCCAACGCCTTGAACGAACGCTTGAAAGTCGCCATTTTGAGGAATAGCTGAAAGCTGTTCAAGTACAGGCTGAAAGGCTAATAACATTTCATTCTGGATAGATTGACCTACTTCGGCGAACGTCATCGGAATTTCAGCAAATTTTGCATTTGTTTCCTCGGCGCTATTAAATAAAGCCTCTTTAATGATGTCGGCTGTAATCAACCCTTGCGAGGACATATCTTTTAATTGACCTACAGTAAGGCCCATTTCTTGCGCAATAGATTGGGCGAGCATTGGCGCGTTTTCCATAATGGAATGGAATTCATCGCCTTGTAATTTACCAGCCGCCATTGCTTGCGTTAATTGGTACATTGCCGCGCTTGATTCTTCAATGCTGGCGCCAGATACTTTGAATTGCTTATTCAATTGCTCGACGAACATTATCGCCTCATCATTCGAGCTGAACGCGTCTTTTGCCAACATATTCAGCTTGGCTACACTGTCCGCCATATCTACATAGCTGCCACGGGAGCGCTGTGCTGCGTCGAATACCTTATCCATAATTTCGGCCGTGGTCTGTGTGCCGTCATTAATAAGGTTAATCCGTGAGCGTACGCTGGTTAATTGGTCGGCGGTCTGTGCTGCTGCCGTTGCCACGTCCTTGACGGCTGTCGCTGCTATCCCTATACCAGTAACAGCACCAGCGAATTGCAAGCCCTTATTGACTTGGCTCATTATGGATTTGATTTCATCACGAATTCCAGCCGCCTCTTTAGCAACTTTTCCGCCTGCCTCTGATACGCCTTTCGGTATGTCAGTACTTAGCTTATTGGCAACCTTGCTTATGGCTGCCTGTGCTTCTGTACTGTCCGCACTAATTCGCACATTGATATTACTATCTGCCATTGTCTATATTTCACCCCCTGCCTCTCTAAATTCGCGAATAAACTCCGCCTCATCTAGTCGCTTTTGTGCGTCCGTAGGCGGATATAACATGTCTATAAATTTCTTCGGCTCAATCGCCTTTGATAATTGCGTGTTCATGATGTTCGTTACCCAGAACGCTCTATTCTGGTCTTGGATTTTGCAGCGCCGTTCATAACCCTGTACGAGTTTTCTATACTCAATAGGCTGTAAGCGCATTAATTCCCAAGGTTTTAACTCCAACACACTATACGCAATTTCTTCGGCATTTCTTAACCATAAAGAAAAAGAGGGGGCACGTTGGCCCCCGTCTAGTTTTTTAGTTGTTCGGCCTCTTCCTCAATTGCCAATTTATCGGCTTTTGTAAGTTCATCGGGGAACATTTTATAATACATGTTCATACCATATGCTCCGCTTGCAACAATCGCTTTCATCAATGGCGCTTGTAGCGTCAATAAGCTTACATCACTATCTTCCTTAGAAAGTAAATCGTCAATTAAATCAAAGTATTGTTGAGGGTTCCGCTTATGCTGTTTCATACCAATGGCGTAACCCGAAACAATACTATTAATAGGCCATGTCGGCATTTGCAAAAGTTCACCAATAGGCTTGCCTACTGCCGCCTCTAATTCCATAAGGCGCTGAATGTTGAACATAATATAATCGCCGTCTCTAAAAAAAACACATGTAACTGTTTTCATAAATAACTCTCCTATTGTTTAGCGCTAAAAAAGTAGGATTATTCTGTTGAATTAGCCGCCAACTACTGGGCTGCTTGCAGGTGCGTCTTGTAATTCAGATAAAGGACCGACGCCGTTCAAGGAGCCTTTATAAGTCGCTACGCCGTCATGAGGCGTGTTGATAGATAATTCTGTTACGCTGGCGATACCAGTGAAATAGCGTTTATCTGGGTACTCAAACTTAATCATTACATTATCGCCGTCAAGAAATGCTTTTTCTAACAATTTCAAAGATTCCTCTTTTGGCATGAGTAATGTTTCGATAGAGAAAGACCATTCTTTAAGGCCCGCAATGGTGGATTTCCAACCGCCAGAACCTTTGTGAGACGCGTCAATGCTGTCAGCCTTACGAGAAAGGTCGCCGCTACGTTGACCGCCTAATAATAGCCATTTAGCGCCAGCTTTTTCGTCTGTGCCAACGTTCAAATATAAAAGGTAGTTCTTGCCAGCCGTTGGCATATCTACCGCCGCTGGTTTATATAGTTTTGTTTCAGCCATTAATAAATACCCCCTTTAGTATCATTGTTTAAGTCATACAAACGAGCCTCGAATCTGTATTGAGTGCCGATAAAAGGCCTCATACTATCATGGTCGTCTGTTTTATTTGTGCAGCGAA